ATTTTTTCTTTTATTTCTTAGTTTGTATTTAAACTAAATTAAGCAACAACTTTTTTAACAGTTAATTGTATAGTTACACTTCCTCCGGTTTCATTACCTATAATAGTTATTGTTGCTGTCTTATCTTCTAACACAGCTGGTTTTGCAATAATTTTAAATTCAAATCCTGCAACTGCAACACTTTGGGCATCTTCATTATCTCCAATAGCCATCGTAGCAGTTGGAGCAATATTAGGATTTTGTAATGCACGACTAACTTGTATAGTAGCAACTGTACTATCAGATAATATTGCAGTATAACCTAAAAGTTGATTACCATTTGATAAATTTGAAGTATTTGGTACTATAATAGATGAATTACCAGCAGCTGCTAAAATAATAGATGAATTACCAACATTAATTACTGGAATATATGTTGTATTTTTTGGTAATGTAATAAGTTTATATTTTAATGCCTGAGTTTCATCCGGTATTGCTTCAGTAATTGGCATATTTTCAATAATTGTACCATAATATGAAGTTCCTAATGGATGATCGGTATTCCACAATGAATAATCTATTTCATCATCACCCAATGCAAATTGTGTTATATTAAATGCTGTACTTCCTTGCGCTAATAATTGCCGTCCTTTTAATGTTAAAATTGCGTCGACGGTAACGCTTGAATTATCTAAATATCCCATATTATTTTACCTTTTTTAATAAATATCATAGTTTTGAAAAATGTGTGTTATCTTAAAACTAAACTTCCCTGATTGCCATTAGATTGATATATTAATTGATTTGGATTAGAAGTAGACCACTCAACAACTGGTTTTCCATCGACAGTCTGTGTTGAATTTACATTAAATGCTGGACTTGTTAATTTAGAACCATTATATCTTTGATTATTGACACCTATAGGTAAATAATCTTGTATTTGTACTAAACTTCCTGTGAATCTTTTTCTTTTTGTTAAGAATGCATATGAACTACTGGCATATGAACTACTACCATAAATTCCTATGGCATATGAACTAGTTACATATATAGTATCAGTACTTAATTTAAATTCTGAATATGTACTTGTTATAATAGCTGGTAGTATTGCTTCTGATTGCCAATATGCAGATTTTGCTGATATATATGAACTTCCGGAATATATCAAATAATTATATGCATATGTTGTACTTTCATATTTTTTTGCAGATGATGCTGTAAGATATGCAATTAATTGATTATCACTATCTGACGAAATTGTTGTTATTGCTGCAGTACTCCCCTCAAGTTGTAAATATTCAGAACTAGCGCTAATTGTTGTTTGAGTAATTAATGCATCATATGAATCATTAAATTTTGCTACTTTAGGTAATATTGTATCTGTACTACGTTCTAATAAGTTTGGTTGTATTAAAACACCCGTTATTTTATTTACTCGTGCAGGTAATAATTGGTCTAATTGATTGAAAAACGATAAATCAAACAATGTAAATATTTTAATATATGCATTAATATCATTTTTTTCAAGATATTTTTTCCAATATAAATTTGCTGTTTGTATTAGGTTAGGATATGATTTAGGATTTGTATTAGTAGTATCGCCAATTAAATCATCTAATATAGTATATCCATAATGAGAAATGATATCTTCATTAATCATTGTCTGTGGTGAAAAATAAATACCTAATTTATTATTGTCTAATGGAGCTTTGTCAAATTCACTGCGTTCTGCTCTAGTTTTAATATCCAATTGACCAGTTAAACTATTATCTTCTAAACGAATTTTATTATCTGCAGATGTTTGGCTACCTAATGAAATTGCATCATAATAATATGTTTCTTCAATTGAATCGTATGGGGTCGATGTAGACCAACCAGAAAATAATGCAGATATATTAGACGCCTTAGGTTCAACTCCGTTTAAACTACTAGTTAATGTATGATTAATTTTTTGTGTTAATGGTAATCTAAATATTAATTCGTTGTATGGATCTGAGTTTGCATTGTATGCTGCTGGTGCTTTAACGTGATTATTAAATGCAATATCTAATAAACTTGAAGTCCAAAATCGTAATTCTTGTAATTGCCCTTTTAATCTGCTAGCTCCTGCCGACGTACCACCTAAAGTTAATGATGCTGATGCGTTAAATGATGCTGTTGCTGACGCTGAAACAGCCGCTACAATTTTACCATATTTAGATTTCTTAGTAATTAAATCTAATTTATTGCCATTTGTGCGTAACATGGTAGTTAACCAACCACCATCAAACAATTCAATATTTGCAGACCCAGTACCATTAATTTTCATAGTACCTTTAGTGCCACTAGTATAATCCAATGTTACAACATTTGAACCTATAGTAAATAAATTCATTGTACTAGGCATTGTTGGATTGGTAATAACATTATCCGTACGGAAACGTAATTCTACGGTATTAATTGATTGCGTAAAATTAACTTGTACAGTACCGGCAGTATTGCCAATTAAATCTAATGAATAATCAAAATTTAATTTTTCATAAATTGGAGCTTTATTTAAACTAGGTCCGCCATACTCATTAATTGAAATTATTGATTGTGGAATTCCATAACAAGATAATAATGCTTGGACACTTCTTTTTGTTCCTTTTGATTTTAAAAGTAACGGTAAATTATTTACAATTCGTCGCCAAATGGAATATGTTAATTCACGACCTGGTACTGATGGTTCGCCTACTGAATTAGATCCTGTTAATGGAACACCTGCTTCATTTGTTCCTTTTATATATTGCCATAATTCATGATTCTGAGAACCGTTTGTTAAGTTCCATCCAAATTGTTTTGCTACGGAATATAATAATTCATTCGGCATACCTAATTTAGGATTTTCTTCTCGCGTATTAATTGATGTCATATGATTAATATACGTATAAAGTATATCATAATGATGACCTAGCATATTAACAAATGTTAACATTTCAGAATTATCATCAGTAATTCTTAAATTTTGTGGTATTGCTCTAAATAATGAATTGTTATTATATAAATCATATTGTTGTGCATATTCATATGTAGTATTAAACCAATTTGTAAAAATACTACTAGTAGTTGAATATGCTATATATGGATATGTTGTATTAGTTTTAGGTATTGGCTGAATATAACTTCCAGTAATACGTGCTACATTTGGTGATTCATGTGGAATATCAAAAGTTGATACCATTGACTCTGATTGATAATATAAAAATTGTTCAAATCCGTCAAATCCACCTATTAATCTGTTTGTTTGTAAAATATAATCTGCAGCATTTGTTGTAGCTGTACTTCCGGATAATAACGAAAATGAACTGCTTTGCTGTTGATAATGTTCAAGTAATGAAAGTTTATATTTGAAATTTTCTAAACGTTCTGTTGCTAAACTATAATATATAAAATTATTAAAATCAGAATAATTAATATTTAAATTGATGCCACCTAAACTTCCAGAAAAATATGAATCTACAATTTGTTGTGATGTAGCTACAGATGATCCTAATAAATCAGTCCAAGTTTTAAATCCAGTTTCGGTAGATGTATCATATGAATAATTTGCTTGCCAATTTGGACTAGATAATATGTTTGGAAGATTTTCAAGTATATTTGCATAAATTGTAATGTTATCAACATATGGTTGTTTTTCTTCTTTTACAATCCAACATTTGAATTTTTCTTCAATGTTGTCTGGTACTGGATCATATAACTTTAAATAAACATATTCACCGATTACTACTTTATTAAGTATTAACGATGTTTGATTTCTACTAAAATTTAATAAATATGATTCATTGTATTGTGCTTTTTTATTTATTCCTTGAATTTGACTAAATAAAGCTAATTGACCTGCATGTATATTACTATTATCTACTATGCGTAATGCTATTTCCGTTCTATCCGGTGATATTTTTGTTACTTTTAAACATGGCGTTTCGTAACTTCCAATAATATTTTTAAAAAAGTTAAAAACTATTCGAAAATTACCTGCAGATAAATTTAATGCACTAACCTGATCAAACAAATTAATTGCAATTGGTTCTCCGGCAAATGTAAATGGTTTTTTATTTTTTTCATCAATTACTGGTACATTGGTTGTAGGTTGTATTTGATGATTTCCTGTTATCCAAGTATCGCCGGTGTAAATATGCATTTCAAACCGGTCATCTAAACTTAAAGTAGTTAATTCAGGAATACTAGTATAATCAAACACAAAATCAGAAAGGTCGTCCGTATTAAAGCGTTCGGCACTAATTGAATTTTTTGCAATTAATATTTGTTCAATATTTTTATATTGTGATAACATTAACGAATCTCCAGCGGTGATACAATTTGGTTAGTAACATCCGTAGTTTCCACAGTAGGATTATTAGCTTCCGTAGTTTCTGCCGGGAGTTCCTGATTCCATTCGTCTACATTTTTACTGTTATCTGTAATTATCCAATATGATGTTACTGCATTAATTGTATGATATTTAAAGTCTTCGTCTATTCCACAAACAGCACCTATACTAAAAGTGTCACCTATTGCAAATTCAGAATTTAATAATACATCGTCAATGATCAATGTTTTTACTTGATATTGAGACATTGCTTTAGTATCTTCAGGATATAATCTATATGTTCTATCAATTCCAGTATCTACATTTGTTTTTATCAATGAAAATAAAACGTCACTAGTTTCATTAATTG